CACTTAGTTTCAATAAGGACTACATTCAAGTTGTTGAAATGGCTATGACTTACCCAATGCCTCCTCAAAAACTATATGAGTTTTACAGAGACGTCATTCCTAAAAAACCAATTTGGAATAAGTGGGTAAAAGGTCAAGTAAATTTTGATGAAGAAGAGTTAAAATTTATTAGTGAATACTTTGAATGTTCCCAACGGGAATCAAAAGACATAGTAAATCTTTTGGATTCTCAAGTTAAAGATATTATACTATTAGAAGTTAAAGGTTTGAAAGATGACAAAAAGAAGCGACGTGTACAACGTAACAATGGAAAAGTATAGTAGCCAAAGTGAAAAACCTAAAGTAGATAGTGTTGTTCAAACTATCGTTGAGCGATTTGAATCAAGAGCGGCTTTTGGAAGACAAAAATACGGTACTGATTTAGACAGAACTGATCTAAGTGTATTAGATTGGATTCAACACATTCAAGATGAGTTACATGACGGTATTCTTTATTTAGAAAAATTAAAACAGGTTTTGAATGGCAAAGTGGAAGAACCCAATAAGTAAAATTAAGTTGCATGAAGTTAATTATGCAACTGATAAAACTGTATCATATAGCCAATATGCTACTTGGAGAGCTTGTAATTATCAATGGTACTTAGCATATGCGCAAAATAATGCTGTTTATAGCCAAAGCATTCATACTGTATTTGGTACTGCCATCCATAATACTCTTCAGTATTACATTGATTACATATTCAACATTTCTGGTAAAAAAGCTGACGAACTTGATTTGGAAAGTTACTTCAAAACTCAACTTACTGAAGAATATAAAAGGGGACTTATTCAAAACAAAAACCAACAATACTCCACACCAGACGAACTAAGAGAATTTTATGAAGATGGTTGTGAAATTATTAAAGCATTTAAGAAAGACAGAGTAAAGTGGTTTGGTTTAAGAGGTTGGAGACTAATTGGATGTGAAGTTCCTATTATTTATCCAATAGCTGAAAAAAGTAACTTATTCATGAAAGGTTACATTGATCTTGTTTTATATGATGAAAAATATGAGCAATATTACATTTATGACATTAAAACCAGTACTAGAGGTTGGGGTGATAAAGAAAAGAAAAACCAAACTAAAATGCAACAAATTTTACTCTATAAAAAGTTTTATAGTGAATTGTATGGAGTAGATAAAGATAAGATTCATGTTGAGTTTATTGTGGTAAAACGAAAAGTTTGGGACAGTCCTGATTTTATTGTTCCTAGAACTCAAACAGTAACACCAGCAAGTGGTAAAACTAAAATGAAACAAGCTGAAAATGATTTTCAACAGTTTCTAAATGAATGTTTTACAAATGACGGAAAGTATATTTTTGATAAAGAGTATCCTATGAACATAGGTAAAGACACTTGTACTTGGTGTCCTTTTAGTACTAATGGGCTTTGCGATAAAGGAGAAAAAAAAGTTACATTTTTTGCATAGAGACATAAATACGGATATATTTATTATTAAACAAAATAATAAAATTTATGGCAACACCAGCAAAAGACAAAACACTTACTAGTTTAAAACTAGAACCCCAAGAATTTGATGATTTCAAAGTTATGTGTGTAAGAACAAAATTTTCTTTATCTAAATTAGTCGATCGTGCAATGCATTTGTATAATAACGACGAGAGCTTTAGAAAATTAATGCACAGTTATAAACACGAAGTTACCGGTTCCGCAATTTAATTAAATGAAAACAAGTTATATTCCAAAAAACAAACGTAAAAAGATTTTACTATTAGGTGATGATCTTAGAATGCATAGTGGTGTAGCTACTATGTTAAGAGAAATTGTTACAAAAACGTCAAATCATTTTAATTGGGTTCAATTAGCAGGAGCTATTAATCATCCAGAACAAGGTAAAAAGTTTGACTTAAGTCAGGCAACAAGAGACCAGTTTGGCATAGAAGATGCTGATATTACTCTTATTCCTATTAATGGTTATGGTAGTCCTCAATTGATTAGAGACATGATTAAATTTGAAAAACCTGATGTTTTAATGATGATGACAGATCCTCGTTACTATGTTTGGTTGTTTCAAATTGAAAATGAGGTTAGAAAAAAAATTCCTATTGTTTATTTAAACATTTGGGATGATTATCCTGCACCTTTATACAATGAAGACTATTATAGATCTTGTGATGGGTTTGCTGCTATTAGTAAACAAACCGCTAACATCAATAGAATTGTTTTAGGAGATGATGCTAAAAACAAAGTAATTAAATATGTTCCTCACGGAATTGATCATGAAATGTTTAGACCTTTAACTGAATCAGATCCAGATTGGAAAAATTTTCAGTCTTATAAAAAACAAGTTTTTGGAGATAAAGAATATGACTTTGTTTGGTATTACAATGCTCGTAATATTCGCCGTAAACAACCTTCTGACATGTTTGCTGCTTGGAATCAGTTTTGTGAAACAATAGGTCCTGAAAAAAGTAAAAAATGTTGTTTCTTACTTCATACTCAAATTTCTGATGAAAATGGAACCAATTTAGGTGCTGTAAAAGACTTGTTGATTGATGAAGAAAAACATGGTGATGTTGTTTTTTGGGACCACATAGTTTCTCCTCAAGAAATGAATTTCTTATACAACATGTCTGATTTAACTAGTTTATTGTCTTCAAATGAAGGATGGGGCTTATCACTTACTGAAGCTATGATGTGTGGTAAAATGATTATGGCTACCGTAACTGGAGGTATGCAAGACCAAATGAGATTTACAGATGAAAATGGAAATTGGATTGAATTTGATGATAATTTTTGTTCAAATCATTTTGGAACCTATAAAATACACAGTGAATGGGCTATTCCATTATATCCATCTTGTATGAGTATTCAAGGTTCAGTACCAACTCCTTACATTTTTGATGATCGTTGTGATTTTAGAGATGCTGCTAAAGGGTTAGTTCAAGTATTTGAAATGAGTAAAGAAGAAAGAAATCGCAGAGGAATGTTAGGTCGTGAATGGGCTACAGGTAATGAAGCTTTAATGACTGCCGATAATATGGCTAAAAATATGGCTGATTGTATCAACGCAACATTAGATAATTTTAAACCTCGCAAACCTTATACATTTACAAAAGTAGAAGAATTACCAAAGAAAAAATTAAGACACAAATTAGTATATTAAGTTATGGAACAAAAACAATATGTAGTTATTAGTTGCCCTATTGACACCTACAGCGGATATGGTTTACGTGCACGTGATTTTGTCAAAGCCACTGTTGAAGCTAAAAAAGATGAGTGGGATGTTTGGGTAATGCCTCAACGATGGGGTGAAACACCTTGGGGATATATTCAAGATCATAAAGAAGAATGGGGATGGTTAGAACCAAAAATGTTGCCTTTCCAACAACCTCTTAATCAAAAACCTGATGTTTGGATGCAAATTACAATTCCAAATGAATTCCAGCCTATTGGGAATTACAACATTGGAGTAACAGCAGGTATTGAAACAACATTATGTCATCCTAGTTGGATTGATGGAATTAATCGTATGGACTTGACTTTGGTTAGTTCAGTACACGCTAAAAAAGTATTTGAAGCAACTCAGGCTGAAGAAAGACACCCTGATGGACAAATCGTAAGAAAAATTCAAATTCATAAACCAGTAGAAGTTTTATTTGAAGGTGTTGATTTAAACACATACTTTGAAATAAACAACGATGACCTACCAGAAACAGATTTAATCACGTCTCTCGACAACATTGACGAGAATTTTGCATTTTTATTTGTAGGACATTGGTTGCAAGGTGAATTTGGTCAAGACAGAAAAAATGTGGGTCAAACTATTAAAGTATTTTTAGAAACATTTAAAAATAAACATAATGCTCCTGCTTTGATTTTGAAAACAGCAATCCACAATGGTAGTATTATGGACCATACTGAAGTATTGAATAAAATTAATAATATCAAAAGTACAGTAAAAGCTAAAAAGTTACCTAACATTTACTTGATACACGGAGAGTTAGAAGAAGAAGACATGAATCATCTTTACAACCATCCTAAAGTAAAGGCAATGGTTAATTTTACTAAAGGTGAAGGTTTCGGTCGTCCTTTATTAGAGTTCAGTGTGTTTAAAAAACCAATTATTGCTAGTGGATGGTCAGGACATGTAGACTTCTTAAATCGTGAATTTGTTAGTTTGATTGAAGGTAGATTACAACAAATTCATTCATCTGCTGTAGTAGAAAATATTTTAGTAAAAGAAAGTAGTTGGTTTGAAGCTGATTTTGTTTCTGCCTCTCAAAAGATGGTAGATGTTTGGACTAACTATAAAAAATATGAAACTAATGCAAAACGACAAACCCACTATGCTAAATCAAACTTTAGCTTTGAAAAAATGGTTGAAACATTAAAAGAATATTACAATAAAAATGTAAGAAAAACTCAAAAACTAGTTTTACCAACGTTACCAAAATTAAATAAAATTGCTTAATATGGAAGATAAATTAATTAAATGTGAACATTGTGGTAGTGACATGTGTTACTCTACTCAAATAAATGAAACTGCTTGGAGTTATAGCTGTACAGGTTGTGGATTTACTGCTAACGATATTCTTAAAGAAGGAGAATTTGACATGGAACAATTTGAAGAAATTCTCCCTGAACTTTATAAAGATCTTAAATACATAGATGACCAAAAAAGAATTTGGTATCCTCTAGTAGTTCAAAATGAAACTGGA